TGGTATTTTGATAAGGGTATTATCGCACTTTCCGGTACTCAGAATCTTTCTGACGGCAACGGCGCAGGAACACTGAAAGAATCTGTGTGTATGGGTATTCTAAACTCAGGTGCAAATACAGAATTCAAAGCGACAATCTGGGAGGACGAAAATACCTTTGACTCCACTACTCAGATCCTACAAACAACATTCAACTTTGATAAAAACTCTGACAAGTTTATTCGAAAAGTATTCAACACCAATCCTTCCTTGGCATCTGATAAGGGTGAGATTAGTTCTGTTGGAGGCATCACCGCAAAAAACCAGAAAGAATATTGGTTGGGGCAGACGTTCGAAGATAATATCGGTGACTACCTGTCTAATACCGGTGGCACCAACGACAGGGTGGTGGGGCTGATTGCTCCGCTGTCTGACGCCGAAGCTGCTTCCAAGTCTTATAAGACATTCACGGGCGCTGCAACCAGCGCAACCTCCGGTTGGGTGATTTCGCAACAGCTCGGCACAGACTCAGCAAGTTTCAACCCGAAGGCAACTGTGCCTGTGGGCTGCAATCGTTTGTTCAAGCTCAACGCTCTTGATTGCGGAGAATGGGAGTCTAAAAATCTTAAGATTTCTATCTCAGACATTCTTTATTCTCGCAATGAAGAAGAGAATCCATTCGGAACGTTCACAGTACAGGTTAGACGAGCACAAGATAATGATATGGCACCACAAGTTGTTGAAACATATGCAAACTGTAACCTCAATCCTCAGTCTCCGAATTATATCAAACGAAAAATCGGTGACCAAACATTATCGTGGGACGAGGCGGAAAGGCGTTATAAGGTTATTGGTGACTACCCGAACAATTCTAGGTTCGTGCGAGTTGAGGTGAATGGTGAACTTGACAACGCAGCTTTGGACCCAACACTTCTACCGTTCGGTTTCCAGGGACCGCCTGGATTGAACACGATAGAGGTTGCTGCGCAGCCTGCTCGAAATTATGCCGAGCTTAAGGCTAACTCCGGCGCTGTGCCCATTATGATGAGCTTGACGGGAAAGGCACACAACGGTGCGGACTCTGACTACATTTACTTCGGTCACCCAAATCTTAAATTAGAGTTTCCGAAGTTACGCATGCGCGTCAATTCTGAGGAAGGCGCTCTTGCAAATCGCCGCAAGGCTTATTGGGGAATCAGTTGCTTGGAGACGGGCAGCGCCAAGCGATTCAATCGCGGTTATAAAGATTTAGTTTATAGCCTGCCGGATGGTATTACTTTGGGTCACGCCAATGCTCCCAACGCGAGTTTTGCTTTCTCTTTGGATGACGTGGTTCTTGCAGACGGTCTGGCAACCTGGAAGGATACTGGCGTTGCTACGACGATGGCTCGTGCTATGGGTACCTCATACAGTGCAACCAGTGGTTCAACGGGCAGCATTGACCAGGGAATCGATAGATTCACGCTGCCACTTTGGGGTGGATTTGATGGACTTGATGTCAAGGCACTTGACCCATTTGCTCCAACACTTCACATTGGAGATTCCGCGACTGATAAATCTAGCTATGAATACTACACGGTCAGAAAGGGTATTGATATGGTTGCGGACCCGGAAGTGGTTGAATGTAACATCATGACTGTGCCCGGTATCACAAACAACGGTATCAACCAACATCTTGTGAATGTCGCGGAAAGTCGCGCAGACTGTTTGGCGATTCTAGATTTGAAAAATGGATATTTGCCACGAGCAGATAGAACAGCCGGAGCGGAATATTCTGCTTATGGTGGTACGGTTGACGCTACTTTGAACAACCTTCGAGATCTCGGGATCAACTCTAGCTACGCTTGTTGCTACTATCCGTGGGTTCAGATTCGAGACACTTCGCAGGATGCTGTTATCTGGGTGCCGCCTTCCGTGGTTGCGCTTGGAACGATGGGTAGCTCGGAAACAAAATCAGCTGTCTGGTTCGCACCAGCTGGCTTTACCCGTGGTGGTCTGACTGAAGGCGCGGCTGGTATGCCGGTTGTTGGGGTACGCGATCGCTTGACCTCAAGGCAGAGAGACAAACTCTATGCAGCAAACGTCAATCCGATTGCAACTTTCCCCGCAGAAGGGATTGTAATCTTCGGTCAAAAGACAATGCAGGTTACGCCATCGGCTCTTGACAGAATCAACGTCCGACGACTGATGATTTTCGTAAAGAAAGAGATTTCCAGAATGGCTGCGACAACGTTGTTCGAGCAGAACGTATCCCGAACCTGGAATCGTTTCCTTGGTCGAGTAAATCCGTTTTTAGGCAGCGTCAGAGCACGATTGGGTCTGACCGACTTCAGGGTTATTCTTGATGAAACTACGACTACTCCGGAACTCATTGACCGCAATATTATGTATGCGAAAATCTTGCTGAAGCCTGCACGGGCTATCGAGTTTATTGCGATTGATTTCGTGATTACCAACAGTGGAGCTTCGTTTGAAGATTAGCTAGAACAGGGAGGCAAATAGTTTCCCATTAACTATTTAGTAATATCCAGAACAGGATTACAAGGAGAGAATAAGAAAATGGCAGACCCAGCAAATACCCAAGCAGAGGGCTTTTGGACAGCCGCATCGACAGAACCAAAAAGAGCGTATAGGTGGCTCTTGAACATCGGCGGCATTCCTCAGTGGATTGTTAAGAAGGTAAGCAAACCGAGCTTTACAGTTTCGGAATCGGAACATGTTTTTTTGAATCACAAGTTTTGGTATCCTGGGCGAGTAGAGTGGAACACTGTCTCTGTCACGTTGGCTGATCCTGTTCAGCCTGATTCTGCAAAGACAATGATGAATATTCTCGATGCTGCTGGATATAGGTATCCCCTTGATGCTAACCAGACTAACACTATTTCCAAAGAGAACGCCACAGCCGCGCTGGGCAGCGTTAGTATTAAACAGATTAAATCTGACGGAACGGCCCTTGATGAGTGGGTGCTTACAAACGCCTGGGTAAAAGATGTTAAGTTCGGTGAGCTGGATTATACATCGGACGATATGGTAGACATTGAACTTGAGATACGTTATGATTTCGCACAGCTTGTTGTTTCTGGCGATGCTGGAACCCCCTCAGCCGGCGGCAATCCTTCCTGACCCCAGCAACTTAAAAACTTAACAAAATCCTTGTAATACGTTATTCTATTAGAAGAAACAATACTTGAGGTAATTGATGGCAATCAGAAATAATGAGGACCGCACAGGCGAACGTCTAGCGTCTGCTGCGGAAGCTCCTCCCGCTATGGCAACTGGCGAATCTGCCCCTGTGAGCAGACCACTAGACTTTACATGTCCAACAGAGTTTGTGGACCTTCCGTCTGGAGGTAAATTTTATCCCGAGGATCATCCTTTGCATAATCAAGAATCTATCGAGATTCGCTATATGACAGCAAGGGACGAGGATATTCTTACGTCAAAGTCCTTACTGAAGAAGGGGCTGGCAATTGATAGATTCCTCCAGAATATTATTGTTGATAAGAGAGTAAAACTTCCAACGCTTCTTGTAGGAGATAAGAACGCACTTGTTGTTGCTTCGCGCATCACTGGCTATGGTTCCGATTATCAAACAAAAGTGCCTTGTCCTGGCTGCGCCGAACCGCAAGAACATTCATTTGATTTGAATGGTGGTGTGATTTCCAGCGGCGGTCTTGGCGCTTTGAAAACGGAAATGCCTAAAGTGTCCGAGTCGGTTTCTGAAACGGAAAACAACACTTGGTCGATTGAGTGTCCAAAGAGTAAAGTACTTGTGGAAGTTAAACTTTTGTCAGGAGCAGACGAGTCTTTTATGATAAAGTCTCAAGCTATGAAAAAGAAAAATAAGCTTCCGGACTCGTTGTTGACTGACCAGTTGCGTCAAATGATTGTGTCGGTCAACGGAGCCACAGACGGTACCAGTATTAGTAAATTTATTAACGTGATGCCTGCAATGGACTCTCGGTTTGTTCGAACTGTCTGTGAAAAGCTTATGCCAAACGTAAACTTGAATCAAGTTTTCGAATGCCACTCTTGCGGGTTCGAGCAAGAAATGGAGGTTCCGTTTACGACGGACTTTTTTTGGCCTAAGCGATAAATATATTGAAAATGTTTATGAG